CTGGCCGGATGGTGGAATCGGTAGACACAAGGGATTTAAAATCCCTCGGCGTTCGCGCTGTGTGGGTTCAAGTCCCACTCCGGCTACCATGGGAAAACTAGAATAAAATCAATGATAAGCAGTGTCGTATAAACCACCGAAAGGTGGTTTTTTATTGCCCATTTTTCGCCATTCACCATTCTTTCGCCATTCCGTTTCGCCATTCGAAAATTTTTACGGTGAAATGCCTTAGTACAAGTTAAATTTTACTTTAGGTTATACATTCTTGCTCTATGATAGTATTCATGCAATTTAACGAGAAGCCGAACTAGACATTCATACAAGTAAAATATCTCTCTAAGCATAAAATTTAAGGAGAATTTTAAATGCGTGCCTTTACTTCAGTCGTTTTGTTCTTTTGTTGTATTCTCATTCCTGTCCATGCGGAGGGTTGGTACATCAATAAACGTGGTGAGCCGACAGTCATGTCAGATGATGGGTATTGGTATATGCTTCTTTCAAGGTCTGCAAAAGGTGATGTGAATGCTTACCTCTTGCCTCGTAATGGTATCGAATGTAAAGCATCTGGCAGTTCATCAAGCATGTATGTCAATGGAACTAAATTGCGTTGGTGGCAGAACTGCGACCCGTCTATGGGAATGTATTGGTACGCCTATACACAAGCAGGAATAACTCATCTCATTGGTGAATTTATGCGCCGTCAGACAGTTACCATCCGTGACGGTAGCTTAACAATTGTTTTTTCTGCGGTAGGCTTTAATGACAAAGCCCGACAGTTTATCGACGATATGGCCGATCCTGGGTTATAAAATGTTAAACATATGCGATTTTTAACCATTCAAGTAAGTACGCCCTTACTCTAGTTTGTTTATGGTAACTGGGTGTGATTATTTAAATGAGAATGCTTGTTTGAAGGGGCCTGGTTCTTTTGGGAGCTTGAGGAGGGCATTACTGCCCCCCGACCACCGGCACAACAGAAATTTTTCGGTTATATCTCGCCGTTTGAGATGCGTTTTTATGACCTGAAATTTCCTGCTTCTCGTGAAGAGTTCCCTCTAAGTCAGATATTCCTTTGGCTTTTAGATCGTGGAATGTGAAGTTGAATTCGAGCTCAGTAAATTTTTCTGCAGCAACCTTTTTTGCCTTCATCCACTGAGCATTGAATGCATCACGCGTATAGCGAGCTCCTGATTGCTGGTGGATTACATAAAGGCTAACCATGCCGCTGTTTAATGGAAGTGAATCTGCCATGGCAATCGCTTTTGATAGTCGTTCTGTCCAAGCCTTTATCTGGCTGACCGCTGTTTTACTTTGCTGAATAAGAATTCCATCATCAAGGATCTGACTTTTCTTAAGGTCAAGAATGTCACCCTGGCGTGCGCAGCATAAATAAGCTAACTCCATAGCGATTTTAACTGGCACCGGAGAAACGCTGAAAAGTGCATCATATTCTTTGTCAGTGACGTACCTAGTTCGCGCCTTCTCCTTGAATTGCTTCACACCCTGGCATGGGTTCATCTTCACTTTTCCACGCTCATATGCCCACCTGAACACCCTCGACATAAACGCTTTCTCTCGGTTTGCCTGAACCCTGCTTTTTACACCTCTCTTATCCATATACTTCCTTATATGCTCAGGCTTGATATTGTCTGGCTTCATCTTCCCGAAAACAACGTTTACCTTTGCGCCATACTTTCTGTAGTCCTTTCTGGTTTCGGTGGCCAGTTCATGGAAGTCACCAGAGTTAAAGAACTCTTCGCATAGTGCATGGAAGTTTGAACCTACCTTGATATCGTTTATGAAGTTTTCATAGGCTGCCCAGACCTGAGACTTAGTAAGATCGTGATTGCACAATCTCACTGTTCTGCCGTCCGGCGTTCTGAATTCATAGGCTGACTTGCCCCGACGAACGCGGGGCGGCATCCAGTTATCTTCTGGGTTTTTGCGGATTCTGGGCATTACATGTCCTTAAAGTTTGGTTCTTCTTCCTCTGGATTATTCACTACCAACTTCAGGCCAGCAGGGTTGGTTACATGATCCCATGTAGTTCCTGGTCTGCCGTCTTTTCGTGGCACGAAAAATACACCGCTCTCTTTCAGCGCACGACACTGAAGGGAAGGGCGACGATAACCAGTAAGCTGATAGAGGTCATCAGGGGTAAGAAAACGTTGGCTTTGTCCGCTCATCTTATAGCTCTCCACTTAACCGGCTGCACCCGGCTATCGCTTATAGAAAATGCAAGATGAGCAACCACCACGGAGCCCGTCATTGCAGGTACGACATCTTTTTGTTTCGGTGTAATAGAGCTGGTGGGCCATCTCCTTCGGCATGAGAACCGGCATAGGCACGCGGATAACCAGCTTTTTGAGCCTGTCGATTTCCCCGGCCAACTCCAGCAGGCGGGAGCGACAATCCTCTGCCTCCTCTCGCCACCAGTTCACGTCTGCTTTAAGGCGGCGCATGCGCCGCTGTTTGAGTTTGCTGGGCATTAGGCCTCCGGTTTGGGCGCTGCTGCAATCATGGCTGCCCAGCACAGCTTCGCCCGGTGCGCTGCCTGCTGACATCCGCTCATGGCGTCGTATGCTTCCCACACCTCCGCATCGCTAAAGCTCTCATCTGGCTCTGACTCGAACCCATTGACGATCATGTCTTCTGTCGGCTCGATCGGAACCGCAACCCACCCATCCGGAACCGCTCTTTTCGCGCCCGCTTTGAAGCACTCACGCTGCGTCATTACGTACCCTGGATAATCCGGCATTACTGCAGGTTCACCCGGACCAACAGGAGCAGGTGGTGCTGCTTCAAGTTCAGTAATGTGATTTCTTTGCCAGTCGACAAACGCCTCAAGTGACTCGACGTTGTACTTTTGGCAGAGCGCGTCGTGGATTGCGGCTTTGCGCTGGAGTTCAGTATCTGAACCCTGAAGCATGGCGGCGCGGCTACCATTGGCCATCTTCACACCCAGGCGGATATCATCAAGCTCAAGGTCACCCTTAATTTCCGCATGCCGGAAAGCGATCGACAGGAACTCCAGGCACTGCTCGTTTGTCCATTCCGGAACAGATACCGGCGCTGGCGGTGCTGCATAAAGCGCCTGACAACTCCACCCAGACCAGTGAGCACCTTCCGCTCTCTCATCATCTTCTGGTCGAACAAGCGTAACTTCGATTGGATGTTTCCTGTGTGACCACAGCCAGGCTACGGGCTCGGCATTGGCTGGCGCTGGCGGGGCGGTGAATAGGCGCTCAATAAAGCAGTTCTCAAGTTCGAAAGCGTCTGGCTGACGATGATCCGTATAATCCCAGCGCTCGCTACCGATAGCAGTTGGTGGCTGTAGCTTTGAACGGAACGCTACAGCCTCCGCTTCGAGCGATGCCAGAGCCAGTTTCATCGCAGCCAGCGTGTTGCTGTCGTCTTCGTCCAGGGCGAACGGGATTTCATCGCAGGCAGCTTCCATGTCTGCAATTTTATGCTGCAGCCATTGTTTGTCGATGTTGCTCATTGGGCGGCTAGTCATTCCAGGCCTCCAGCTCGTTCTGAATCTCTTCATCGATTTCATCGTTGCTGGCTTCTTCGTTGAGGTAATCTCGCGCCTCTTTGAGGTACTGTCCGCGACGTTCGCCATACCAGGCAGAGAACTCCGGAGACCATCCGTTATCGACACCACAAAAATCAACCCTGGCATTTCTTTCGGCCATGCTCTGAACCATGCAATCAGCGGTTGTCAGCGCAGCATCGCGGATATAACCGCGTAGGTCACGCTTACGCCACCATGGATTTAACTTCGAATCGCAGACGCCCTTAAACTCAACTTTCCAGCGTCGGATGCAACGGGAATTCAGTGATTTGCTCACGACTGCACTCCTTTGCGAATCTGGGCGGCTATGGCTTTATGCTCATCAATAATTTGCGATGCTTCTGCATGGGCCAAACCTTCGAGAGAGATAACACCTGTGTCACTTATCCCGGCCAGGCTAATCAGTTCAACAAGGCGGCGCGCTTTCTTAACGCTAATTTCTGGCGCTATAACGCTGCGGGTGACTTTCTTCTTGCCCTTTGCGGCAGCAGAAGCTTTATCCTTCTGAAGAACCTCACCGGCCTTTTCGCCGAACTCTTTTACTCGGTCAACGGCCACATCTACGGACACGGTCCCGGATTTAACTTCTTTCTGAACGTCGTGGTTAGCCGTACTCAGAAGCAGGAGCTTTTCTACTGTGGGTACGGACTTGTTGACCAGTTTTGCGATCTCGCTGGTGGTCTGATTGAAGGCGTTGTGAAGCTCTTGGATAACTGCAGCCTGTTCCATATCGGACAGCGGAAGCTGGTTGTTACTGGTCATGATCCGCGCCAGACGCTGAACATCGCTACCGTTGAACGGCATGATGTGGATGCGGTCTACTGGCTTGCCAGCTTCAGCACAGCGCGCATAGCAGCGACGGCGGCGGTGACCTTCTACAACCCACACACCACCTTCATCACGTGCGATAACTTCCAGCGGTGGAACTGATCCGCCGTTCATCAGGTAGCTGAACAGGTCATCATCAGCCTGGCGGGTGCGTTCATCGTCTTCACGCTTGTTGAAACCTTCACGAACGTGGATATCGGAAAGAGCGATAAACATCCCGGTATCGGTGCGCTTAATTACACCGG